CATCATCTGTTTCAGTTTCTACAACAGGCACATAACGCATAGCCTCTATTGGTTGTTCTGACGGAAACCCGTATTCCCGTAACAACTGTTCGTGTTCAGCCCTACGTCCAGCTTCATTGTGGAGAGTAGCGAAAGATTCTCCTGTTGACAGGGGGTCTTTTTCTTTCTGCATCCAATCCATAAAAGATTTAGTGAAGTCTATAGTACCATTATCTTGAGAGCGCATAATCACAATCCTTGCTCTAGTCGTCTGAGGTTTTGCACCTTCTTCACAAGCTGCAAATAAGCGACAATAATCTCCAGGCATTATGTCACCTACTACTACATCACACGTCCTAGTGTCAGCGTTAAAATATTTGCAGTGTCCACAGTTAATTCCCATTTGCATTTCGGGGGCTGTGGCATCCCGATATCCACATTGGTCTTTATCTATTTTCCCAGTTTGTGGAAGTTCAGCTTTCAACAATTCGAAGGTGGCTCCTTGATTAACACCCTTCTCACAAACGGTAACTTCGGCCAGTTCCATATCGTCTACTTGCATATACGGAGTTAAACCTTTTGTCACATTAGTGACAGCAGTTGCACTTCCAGCAATGCTGTAAGATTTAAGCATTCCTTTACTTATTTGCTCCGCTACCTTTTTAGAAATAGCTGTGTCATCCCTAAGTTCACAAATAAAGAATAGTCCTTTATCGTCTACTCCACTCTTAAAAATCTGTCCACCTTTAGAAATATACGCAGGCAATGCCCACCCTACTTGCACATCAGAATGAAGTACCATAGCATTACGAGTACGAATATTCTTCATAAAATTCGTGAAAGCTCTTTCTAAAGCACCAGTGGTAATCAAATGCCCCTCTCTATCTACTAATGAAACAGATGCTGGGCCACCAATTACTATGGGGTCACTATCATTTTCCTCTAATTGTTTCCTAGCAGCTTCAGTATAGTCAGGAGAATTAGGAAAAGCTCGTGCTAGAGTAGAAATTTCAGCTTTAGAGGCAAGCCCCACTTTGAATAGTTTAACAAATTCATCTAAAGCATCTTTAATATCCTCTAAGGATACTTTTCCTGCCCGACTATTATGAGCTTTTTCCAGCCACTCAACAGAAGAATCATCAGAAACAGACTGATAACGATGAAAATCTATTTTGGGTAGCTGGATAATATCCTCAACCTTAAACATTATCCTTGGTGTACTCCATACACTACTCCATAGACCTGAGTACTGCTTCCAGAAGCTAAGGCAGATATGTTAAGACGAACATCTAGAGGCCAGGGAGTTTCCCAGGTTTCTCCAGCTTTAAGAAGAACTCCAGTAGTTGCACTTGCGGTATTATCTAAAGCAATGTATACTGTTTGAGAACCATGTCCATTCTTTAATTTAAATCCTCGTACAACTGAAATCCCAGGCCTACGTCTGGATACGGATAAATTGGCAGTACCCGTCCATTCATAATTAATCCCTTGGGCACCGTCTACATAGACTTGGTTGGTTCCATCTCTTCGTTGTTCCACCTGAATCTTATCTACATAGAAATCTATATTATGCTGGGCAACAGATACAACCGCTACTCTATATTCAGCAGCGGTTCGTTCTGGAATCTGATAACTAATAGTTAACTGTTGAAAGGCAGTAGATAAATTAGTTGTGGTTCCCGCAAGTAAAGTAGTTCCCGAACTATTCTGAACTTCTATCCTAACATCTCCAGAAGCCGAAGCTCCTCTTACTTCACAGCTAGCTACTATATGAGTGCCTTCGGTGTGGCCTGCGAAGGTATGCGCCCAATATACCCCTTCTCCCGCAGCCGCATTAGCTGGGTTTACGAGGAGGGAATTACTGCCTGTTGCAGCTTGGGCACTACTCTGAGATATAGCCGAACCAATAACAGTGAATTCTGAAATGGTTGCGCTTTCAATAGAGGGGTTCAAGACTAGATTGACAGAAGGCGTTCCCCGTGATACAGTTAATAAATCAACTGCTGTGGTTCCTACACTTACATCAACGGGAACGTACTTATTCCAGGTATGAACGCTTTGGCGTGTGCTAGGGTCAATTTCCCACGAATGCCACTCTTCAGGGAATTGGTTAGAATTTGGCATATAAAACTCCTATCTGCTTGAGAACCATGACATTATTCCAATGAGGCTCCCCAACACAAGTGCGGAGTGAATGAATACAGCACCTACTAAAACAAATGCTGATTTTGCCCCATAAACCCTAGTTCTCCAATGTTTGATTTCATCTAATTCTTCACCCATCTGTTCAAATCTATTACAGAGCGTGTCATTTAATTTGGTTTGACTTTCTATATAAGAATCTAGCCGTTCCATATAAACAGCTAGTTTCACATCTAGTTCAGTATCTATTCTTGTAGACATACGCTGTCTACCGCCCGAATGCTAATACACGGACATAGACGGCTGAAACGTCAGTAGTATTTCCTACTTCGTCCAAAATAGCTCCGTCTGCGCCAGCCTCATACAAAAGTACCTTTTCATTAGAATAATCATATTGAGCAACATAACCACTATTTTCCATGGAAATTAGCATCATATGAAGTGATTCCAAACCCAATTGAGTAGCAGTTAAAGACTCACCGTTAGAGGCATAACTGCTATCAAACTTCACTCGTTTAATAACGTATTTATTGTTGCCAGGAACACCTGTCATATCTGAAGCATTGCCTGGTACTGTAATGGTAAGAGCCATAGTACACCCTCCTTAAATAGAACAAGGAGAGAGGATGGGGATATCTTTCAATCCCCACCCCCTCAACAAATTAAGCTGTTAGGTCAGCTATCTTAGCCTGGACGAAGAAGTTCTTGCAGCGCATCTCACCAAGAGTGTACAGCAAGCCCCTGACCACGAGGCTGTTAGCAGCGAAGTAATCACGGTTCTCAACGTATTGAGTAGGCTGGGCAATCGCCAGTTCCAGATAGTCAGTATCCAAAACGTAGACGTTAGACCCTAGGACACCACTGGCACTGCTGTGGGATTTAGGCACATCAGCATCAGGTAGGATGGGGATACCCATATAGGTAGCCAAGACCAATCCAGTACGAGTACCAGGGAAGGTACGCTCAGAGCCTATACCCACCTGATATTCTTCTTGTCCCATATAGCGTTGCTGGGAGTTGAGTAGACGTTCCAGCTTGAAATACTGGTCATGACCCATGAGGATGAGTTTTGGCTCTCCACCATTTTCCCGTATCTTCTGGATACAAGTATCAATCAAATTGAGGGAAAGGTCACGGCCTACACCAGCGTTGTGGGATACGAATGCACCAGCATTCCAATCACCAGCAGTCCGTCCACCGTGGGTCAGGTCAAAGGCCCGAACCCTGGAAGAACCACCCGCAACGGCAGCAGCATCTTCAGCTACTAGGTCATCTAGGCTGGTAAATCCAGCCCGACTCAGGATATAGGCAATGTCACCAGCAGCCCACGCAGGGCTGGAGGTATCTACGGTCATAATACCAGCAGACGTATGAGCGGTTGAGCCAGAACCACCAATGGTCACACCAGTACCCAGGTCAAATGCTGACCCGCTGGCATCGTAACGAGCTACCTCGTCACCCATATGGAAGTTAGCTGCAATAGCTGCGCTACTGGTTTCAACTGTGGTTCCACTGCCACCCGAAGCCCTTGCGGCTGCGAGAGACAACAGTTCAAAGTTGACTTCTTTCATGTGGTCAAGTTGGGCATTCTCGTTTTCCAACGCCAAGACATCTCCGATACCACCTTCTAATTGGGCGGTAAAGACTGACTTGACAGACGCACCGAAGGTTGTCGCAACGATACGAGGCAAGCTACTAATAGTCTCTATCTGGGAAATGTCCACTGTCGGGAGGTTACCCGTTTCTAGGATAGGCCTGGAACGGTCAGAACCACGGTCTGAACGAACACGCCAACCAGCTGTATTGCCCCAGACTACTCTGGGGATTGCATTGAAAAATCTAGTTTGGTTGTTGAGAGCCTGCCAGACTTTTCGACCATAGGTGGTATTAAAGATACCCGTAGCGGTGTCAACCGTGAACGGGGTTCCGATACCAGCACCGGCTTTCTTCATAAAGCCAGGGCCGAAAACACTCTGGTAAAGCCCACGTTGGGACTGAGCGATATACTCAGCTAGTGATGGATTAGCCATAATTATTCTCCTTCTTTAATTAAGAGTTCAGGAATTCTTGGGGAATTCCCTCAGTCTCACCAGACTCTATCCGCTCCTGAAGTACCCGAAGGTCTTTGTACGACATGTTCAACATTTGGTCAACCATAGCGTCAGGAGAATCAGCAGTCTTGGCAATTGGGGTAGTACCGTCTATGCCGATACTGTCTTCGTATCGCTTCAAGGTGGGACGAGTAAGAGAAGTCTCTTCACGGAATCCCATCTTTCGGAGACGGCCTTCGGTTTCCACCTGAACCATCTTCTGCATATCGAATTTGCCCTGTACCGCAGCAGTAAGCTTACTAATTTGCTTCTGCATCTGTTCTAACTGTGGAAACTGCGAAGCATTCTCCACGGAATACATGCCAAACTCACCATCACCTTCTTCTTCCTCTTCCTCTCTAGGCTTTCCATTCTCTTCATCTTCCTCGCTCGCTGGGAACCTTCCTTCTTCTTCCTCTTCTTCCTCTTCTGCCTTTATAAGAGCATTAAGCTGCTTCTGCATAGCTTGCAAAGTGACCTGAACCTTATCCGTCCCACGGGGTTTAGGAGCAGCCTTTTCGCCATCATCATGACTATCAGGCATTCCCGTAGCTTTTTCCTCTACCTCTCCCCATTGGGCACCAGTAGGATTACTGGAATCAGCCTTAATCAGACCATAAACTTCGCCAGCCACCGCTTTAATAATTTCCTGCTTCTCAAAAGCATCCTCTTCATCTTGCGCCATTTCAAATTCCTCTTCGTCAGCCTTCGATAGTCGAGAATCCATCTTCTGCAAAATCTCGGCTACGGCAGCTAGAGCCAGGTTACTCCCCTGAATCTGGTTTTCAAACCGTTCTACCATATCGTATTCGGACATATCAATCCTCCTTATATTTTGCGGGAAGTTGGTCTAAGCCACCTCCGACTCCCAGGCACATATAGATGTACGGAATCCGTACTCTAGTATTATACTATGAATCCCCAAATTTTTCGCATTTTATACTATAAATTGCACAATGATTAATTTTCATCACTTGGGTCTAAATCCCCATTTGTTGTTAATTTTAAGATTTCATTCCTAAAATCGTACAATGGAACTTGCACTAATTTCTTCAATTTTTCACATTGAGTGCCTTCAGGCATAGCTGCTTCTATTAAATCTAATATACGGCCTACTAAACGAGAGTGTCGTGCCATGATATACTCTTGAACTGGAGTTACATTACTTCCATTAATCATCACATCTTTCCTCCTACCTTACCTGTTTGAAATGTTTCTGAAGTGAGCCTGGGGTTACCATACGACTCAGGGCTTTCTCATGGGTTGCGTCTGTAACATGTTTTTTGTGTAACGTCCCATCTTCCCTACTTTGTTGTTGCCTCATTAATGCTTCAGCATTATCTTTAGCGGAAGGTTTGGTTTTACGGTTCCCTTCATAATAATCTAAGTGCTGTTGTACATCTGCATCTTCTTCAGACACATGTATTCCTTGGTTAGAATGGGAATACGTATGTTTAGGATTTTGTTCCTGTAGTACTTCCGCATATGTGCCATGTGCAGCGTAGGCTACATGTTTTTGTATTTGTGCTTTTATTTTCGGTAACAAATGTTTAGGTATCTGTTGTGGCATACAATAACTCCTTTAATATTATACTCTTACTTACTCGATTACTAATAAAGAGATGCCTGCTTGTTCTAATAACGACAGGGCCTGTTCATGCACATAAATTTCTTTCGTCATAATTTCCTTTACCCTACTGTTTGCCAACATTTTAGCACACGAAAAACAGGGGGACACAGTTAAATACGCCTTTAAGTAATCATCTGACCTCAATTGCAAAAAAGCATTCACTTCCGCATGTAATGCATTGCACAAATCCAAATCTGTGCCAGATGTAGAGAACGCTCCCTCACAAGGAGAGTCTAAACAATGCGTAAAAGTGGAGGGTACCCCATTATAGCCCGTAGCCACAATATGTTTCTGAGAATCCACTAATACACACCCTACTGACCTTCTCATACAGGTACTACGTTTAGCTACAGTACCAGCAATCTCTAGAAAATACCTATCCTCATCAATCCGATTCATCCTCTTCTCCCTTTAGTGCTACTTCTTGAATTCTCTTTTTAGTTACCCGTTCATTTTCTGAAAAACCCCACCGTTTACGAATTTTGGCGTTTCTTTTTATTTCATCTATGAGAACTCCCAATTCTTCTGAAGACAATTCTCCCGAATATCCTGGTTGTAAGAGTTTGAGAGGAAAGCCCGTTCTTTCCTCAAAGGTTCTCCTAGACTTTTTCTTCTTCATAGGCCGATATCCATACATCAGAACCAATCTCTGGGCTAAACATACTAGGAACATCATCATACCTATGTAAGTAGACGGTTTCGGTACCTACATTGCCATAATCGGGATGCCAATAGGTAATGACCTGTTTAGGTGCTGACAAAGTATGCATTCTATTAATGGAAAATTCATCGCCCCCTTTCATGGTTCCACAAATCCATGCAGAACCCGTACCAATGTCATACATATCCACCCTATGAAAGTGACCTAACATTACATCGGTAAAATTATCTGACAAGCTGCCATCATGTTCAATAACGCTGGCCTCTAATGCCTGCCTAAATTGAGTTACACCTCTCATAGACCCCACCATCCTATGGATGGATTGGGAGCTACCACCCCCCGAAACAGAATCTCCGTGGAACAATAAAATTTTTCTTCCACAGACTTCTATAATATGGGCAAACGATTGGGGAATTATGAAGGTTATGTTTGGTTGACTACTACAAAAAGCGGCAACCCATTGGTAAGTCAGATAGTCCCAATCCATGTATTTATCTTTCATTGGGGGTTTTTTAGTCATACGTCCATGGTTACCCACCACACACGGCACTGAAATATGGGCAAAATGGGGGGCCAAGAACATTAACGCCTGAGCAATTACATGAGCAGCAGAAAGCATCTGCATCATACAATTATCTATATTAGACCTAGACAACTCTTCATGAATATCCCCACTTACCATATCCCCCAACATAGGGACTACCAACTCATCTACTGGACAAATAGACCGTCTGTACCCAGCTAAATTAAATACTTGTTGTGCCCATCCAGACATTCTACGACTAAAAATATCTAAGTCATACGAATTGAGTCCTGACATTTGGGTTAAAGATACTCTCTCCCCTACATGTGTATCAGTTAGTACAGCTATCATGGTCTGGGGTGACCCTTTAGCCGCTCCATCTCTAGGGGGAGATATTATTGGGACTGAATTAAAAGTAGGTGCGTAGGCATGGATAGCATCAACAATAGCTTCTTGACTAGAAGTATCTTTAAGAGCTTGTGCATATAACTTTTTATAATATCCTACCTCGGACTTTAGTGTGTATACTTGTTTATCGACTTTTATACGACTATCGAGAGACTCCAAGAGTTCTTCTGGGTCTACCTCTTCTTCTCTGCAAACCTCTCTGTCGTACCATCTCTGAATGGTTGTGCGATGAACTGTGTCTCCCTTTTCCTTCTTTCTTATTATCTCTAATCTTGCCTGCTCTGGAATCATAATCTCTCCTTACAGTTAACACAATGATTTTTCCGCACATCAAACAATTTAAATCATTATCTTGATTGATGAACATTCTCCCTGAACACTTAGGACATATATTAGCCGATAGGTTATTCATTGTCAAGCGATAATAGGGCAGAAATTAGGGGGTCAGCATACCCCTTTGCCACAAAAGATTTATGAACCTCTTTAAAGTCCTCTGCCCACTTCTTTTCAGACTTTGCATTGCTAACAGTATCAGATGGCCTATCTTCTTCCTTAGGAAACCAATCATCTACTTCCCGATTCAAATCATCTTGAGCGAATGAATCTGGGCCACTCCCCCATTCCTTTTCTACATCAGCCGTATGGGGATTATCCCTACCAGCTAGAGTCCATTCTTCTTCTTGATGAGGCGTTTGAGCAGAGGGGTCTGGAATTTCATCTGGAATAATTCCTCCCTTCCCTTTACCAGCCCCTACTGCTCCAACTGCTACTCTACCAACTGCTCCACCAACGGCTCCACCAACGGCTCCTAGTACTGCAAGAGGAGCAATTTTTTCTAGTTCCATCATCTGCATACTAGAATCGGGATAATCCCCCGTACTCTTTGTTGCCATAGCAGTACGTCCATCTTGGCCTGCGCTTGGTTCATCTTCCTTATTATCGTGTTTCTTCGTTTTTCTATCAAAATCATTTTGGGCAATTACTTGCTCCTTCTTCTCTTTATCTTGTACTTCTTCGGTATATTGAGCTTGTGGGTGTTTACCAATTGCAGCCATAGTGTTTTGGTTGGTGGGAGGGCCAATCCCAACTAGACCACCAGGACTAGCTTTTTGAAATGGGGAAGCCTTTTGCATATCAAAGTGACTTTTACCCCAATTTCTAGCTTTGTCTACATGTGCGGCTCCAGTAGTAGGATTCTCAACAGAGGGATAGCTAGCGGCAGTCCCAGATTCCTGCATTATGGGTGTATCTTTACTCCCCCCATTATTCATTCCCATAGTAGGATGGGGTTCTACTTTAGATATACCGTCTTGACGTTTTTTCCAATCAATCTGTTTAAGAGGAGTTTTGTTTTCTCCCGCAGCAGAACCACCCTGCATCTGACCCGTCATCATCTTATCAGGTTTAGATTTACGCATATTAGGAGAACCGTCCCGTAGAAATTGTACTAACCTATCTACCCCATTCTTCTTATCCTTACCCATTAACGCCTTACGTGTCCTGTCATTCCTACGTTTGTTCTTTCTGTGGATTCTTCGTACTTTGCTACCGCCAAACGTAGGCGTAAATATACCAGCATTAGCAGAAGTGAACACAGTTCCACTTAAACCAGCTACTCCACCATCTCCCTCTTTAAACAGATGGGGGTATTTAGCCTCAAACGCATTAGCTATCTCTTTATTTTGTTGAGAGCCTGCTGGTTTAGGGCCTGCTGCTGGAGGAGGAGTACCCTCTCCCATCCTATATGCTGCTGTCCTCTGCTCAGGATTTTCCCACCCAAACTCATCTTGGGGTAAGTTAGGTATTCCCTGTGATTCTTGTGCTTCTGCTATAAAATCTTCATAACTAGCATCATCCTTTACGCCATAGTCAGCATAAATATCTTGTGTTCCCTTACCATGCCTACTCAGAGGCCACCTCTCCCGCATAGCTTGCCCTAGCTTTCGTGGGCCATATCTAACCCCCGTAGGCCGTGACACTCCCACATCAGGAGAATCTATGTCTACCTCATGCGCTCTTGCGCCCCCAGATTCCTTAGCTCGTTCTTGGGCTTCTTCAGTCAGAGGTACCTGTTCTGAGAACCCAGCGAGAAAGTCTGAATCCGTTCCTCTCTGTCTGTTCATACCCCTGAGAGGCCATTGTAGGGGGTCACCTACCGCATCGGGATTATAGTGTCGAGACTCCAGATATATCCTGTGATGTATCTCATCCATCATACCATAAGCTTGATTAGATAATGAATGTGGCTTTATTGGAGTTAAGAACCCAGATGACCCTGACGTATGCTTCATCATACTTTGTTTGCCATGAAACTCTTCCAACGATTTTTTCTTCTTAAGCTGGTCTAACATCACTTGTGGAGTGCCAGTGCCATCATACCCATTACCTGGATGCCATGGATAAGCTGGGGCACCACCTACTCTGTCTGGTGAGTCTTCGAAATATGGAATATGCCTAGAAACATAATTATATTTGATGGCATCTGGATGAGTAGTGTAGTCGTTTCCAAAACGAGGGATGTTATGAGCTATATCTGCTATGGCTTGATGTCCCAAAACATGTTCATGTGAATCCATGTCCTCATTCCCACTCCGTATCTTAGTTAAATAATTTGCAGCCCTAGCCATGGGGGCACCTTGGAACTGCACTCATGACCTGTTCGTAACCCTTGCTTCCTTCCTCAAAGCCCTTTAATTCACCAGTTTCAGTAGTATCCCACATCTTCATTAGAGAACCAAATTCCATAAGCTTTAAGAGAGATTTCTCAATCATACCCTCAAATTTCCATTTACCTTCTGCAATAGATTCACTACTTCCCCCCGTTTCATGAAAATGTTCAGTAGGTTTATACCCCTCATCGTGAGTAGTGTGAGCTTTTTCATACCCAGAAGATTTATTTCTGGTTTTGCGGATTGGCATTCTCTTCCTCCCAATCTGGTTGGTCATCCACATTATAACTTATTTGAGGATTCACTGAGGGGCCTTTAGGCTTCTGAATATTTGGCCCATTATATAAATTGGCTTTCTCTATGAAGTTTACACCAAGGGGTGTAAGGTTAGCAATATAGTCTGTTCCATCTTGGCTAAACCACATCTTCGTACCATCAGTAGATACTTCTTTAATTATGGGCGTTAGGAAGCCCTTTTCCATGATTCCTTGTACCCAATTTGTAGACTTATTTATATAAGGCGTACCCTCCCCATCACCCCTAGCATCCGCATACGCATTCAATTCCTCTTCATCCCTTGGTCTACTTCCAGGGCCTAAATCATTATATACAAAGTTCTTTGGCTTCTTTGCAGGGACTTGACCCTTTAATAAGTCCATGCGTTGCATCGGCATGGGAGGTATGGGAGTAGCTCCTTCACCTTCCCCACCACCGGGAGCAGCACCTGTTCTACCAGGGGCTTGATTTACCCCTGGAGGAGCAGCAGGAGCTTGTTGGCCTGGCTGTCCTGGCTGTCCTTGCTCTCCCCCTTGCATTTGTTGTTGCATCATTTGCATCTGTTGTTCCTGTTGTTCCAGACCCATAGCTAGCTGTTCACCCTGCATTTCAACCATATTCACAGGCTTACCAAATATCATAAACTCGGCATCTTCCACAGGTACGCCATCATCCTTCAATCTAACGTCAAATCCTAATCCAATGAACTGTTGCGCTATTTGAGCCTTTTGCTGAGAGAAGCTAATCCTTGTAGCCTCCGCTTTCTCCTCAGGATTGGGCAATTTAAGAGTCCAATCAGTAATTCCGAAAGCTTCCAATATCTGGGGGAATATTTTCTCATGGAAGAGCCGTTGGTCACCCTCTACCACCCTACTCATAACCACTAACTGCTGAGTTTGGGTAGACAGGCCCCCAAAGGCCTCTGGTGCGCCCTGCCAAGCAGGAGTTACACCCCACATAGCTGCAATACGTTCCCGAATCTCATTTCTAACAGGAAGATAGTCCATCTCATTCAGAGTATGGAATAATCTAACCATGTCTACCCTACCTCGGTTATTTCGGGACGATACAGCTACCATTGGTATATAGTTGGGGTCAAGTCTTGTTTGCGCTGCAATCTGCTGTCGTTCTCTACGCAGCGATTCAGGGTCATCAGTAAAAACCATCATCATAGAAGCTGGCATCTTACGTTCAAAGAAATAACGATACAAATTCTTATCCATTCCTATTAAAGTAAGAGCTTTCTCAAAGATGGTAAGAATGGGACTCCATCCATATGTCTCACTAGGGGAGAATTTAGACATGTGAAGAACTTCCCCATCCAACAAGAAAATGTGTTGGTTACGATGATAGTATTTATACATTACGGGTTGAAGTTTGAGGTCACAATCATTCTGTGGGCAATCAGTGGGGTCTTCCTTAACTTCTTCCCTGTGAATTGGGCATAGGAAGTGGGCATTCTTGGGGAGTCCCGCAGCATCTAAATCAAACTCAATCAAGGCGGGATTTAGTCTCCGAATTTCATTAACTTTAGACCTAAGTTT